CGCGAGCCGCGTTGACCAGGCCAAGGATGTCCTCGCGATAAAAACCCGGATCGGTCTGCTCCATCGCGCGCGCAATAGCCTCATAGCGAGCGGCCTGCCTCTGTGCATCGTGCCGGAGCGCGTCCATCTCGTGTGCGTCGATGCGGCGGGCGCGCCCATACCAAATCTCTCGCGTGCGTGTGTATTCCCAACCGAGGCGCCTCGCGGCGCTGCCGATGGCAGCCTTGACGCTGCGCTGCACCGGCTCGACGCGACGCACCAACGCAGACGCCTCACACGACATGGCGAAGTCCTTCGCCGGATATTCGGACACCTTCGCTCCCTCCTCTGCTCGACTGCACGCATGAGCAGGGAGGAAGAACGCGACTCACTCGCTACGCTTGCCGACGCGGGTCACGCCGCGCGGGAACTGTCAGATGTCCGACACTGGAACTTCGTCTCGCGACAAAAAAATAGAGCGATGCGGCATGCACGATCCGCGGCTTGACCGCTCGATGATGGTGCTCGGCGCCTTGGCGCTGCTGGTGCTGGCGGTGCTGGCCACCGCGGCGGGCCTGGCGCTGTTTGTCCTGCTGGGATGGGCGGCGCCGTAGCTCATGAGGCGGCGCGCTCCGCGTGCAGGAGCGTCAAGGATTCGTAGGTGATGCAGGAAATGCCGCGCTCGCGAGCGGAGGCGATGAGCGCCGGCCAGTAGGCCACGGGGATCGAGTTTCGCCGCTTCATGGCGGCGGCATGCTCTGTCGAGATGCCAACCGCCTGCCCGATCTTGGCAGGACCGCCGAAGGCGATAAACACATCCTCGATCGTTTGCATGGGCGTCACTGTACGTTTCGCACCACGGCCTGTCAAGGCGAAACGTACAGCACAAGCCCGTACTGTGCCTAAATGGCGGACCGGACCAATGAAAAGCCTCCTCGGCTGGACGATCCTGACGAGCGGCTGAAATGGGCACGCGAGCGGGCCGGATTGAAGGACGCGACCGCGGCGGCGAATAAATTCGGCTGGAACGAGAACACCTACCGCAGCCACGAGAATGGCAATCGGCCGATCAGCAAAAAGGCTGCGGCAAAATATGCCAAGATGCTCAAGGTCCCGGTTGGCTGGCTACTGTTTGGCGAGGGCTCGATGACGCCGCCGGTTGACCCGGAGCTGAATACCCTCTGGCACAACCTCGACCCTGAGCAGCAGAAGGCTGTTCGACAACTCATGCGGCAAATGGGGAGGGCAGCATAATGGCCCAATCACCCGAGGAAGTGGCATTCCGGCTCATGGAGGCGGTTGCCAACGTCGAGAAAAAGGCGCTGCACGCCGGCCAGCTCAGCGGCGAGCAGCAGCGCGCCGATCGCGCCTGGATATTGTCTACATACGCCGCGTGCCTGGCGGCGGTTCGAGCGGAGCATCGGCCGCGACCAGGCTAGACGGCCCCGCCTCGGCATACTCGACAAACCGCCAATAGGCGTCGGCGCGCGCGAGCACGTCGTGGTCGCCCCATTGCGATGGACTGGCCGATATTGCCAGCCGCAGGCATTCCAGCCGCCTCTCCTGCTCGCTCATGTCCGTCTCCGTGACTGTGGCCGATTCACCATAGCACAATTTTGCACCGTTGCTGTACATTTCGTGTTGACATTCGCTGTACCTCATGTACAGTACCCCCCCATCAGCCAATGGGGGCCAGCATGTCCGTCCTGCTCCGAGCCGAGTTTCCCGCAGAACCGCCCCGCGCTGCCACAGAGAAGGCCGCTGGCGCGGTTTCGGGGGTGAACCCTACCGGATACGTCATCGCCGCATCGGACATCGTCGGCGGCCATCTGTGCGTCTGCGCCGGGGACGCCCTCGGCCCCGTCGTCGCCGGCACCTTCCCGCGCTCGCGGGACGGCCAGCGGCTCGCGGAATGCGCCATCCGCGAGCTTTCGCGGCGGATCAAGAGGAGCCCGCAATGAGCCGCCTTCTCCTCACCGAGCCGTCGCCGGAGCCAGCCTTTAACCGCAACGCCTTCACCCTGATTCGGCTCTCCATCATAAAGGCCGCGGCCGAGGCGGCGACCGCCCCCGGCGATGGCATCACCGAGCTTGACCGCGCGCAGATGCGCGCCGTGGCCGCGTTGGCATCCCTCATCATGCACCGCGTCCCCGGCAACTGGCCGGAGCCGGAGGACGCCACATCATTGGCCGCCGATCTACGCGCCGTCGCGCAGGCGATCGATCCGCTCATAGAGGCGGTGGGCAAATACGCCGACAGCACCATCGGCCTGCGCAGCGCGGATCTTAAACTATTCGAGCGCGTGGCAGAGAGCGCCATCGAAGGCGAGGCTGAGTATGTGCTCGCCGAATTGGCCGAGGCCATGGCATCCGAAGGCCCGGAGGCGGAATGATGGCATCCGCCCTCTCCCGCATCGCCTCGCTGCAGGCCCGCATCGCCGAGCGCAGGGCGCGCCGGCAGGGCTGCCGCGAGCTCGAGCGCGAGTTGTGCCGGATCGTCACCAGACAACTGCGCGCGGAGAACCGCGCGGATCGGAGGATGGCCCGATGCAATTCACCGCAGCCGTAGCAGTGGAGCTGGTCCTCGCGATCTACATCGTCGCCGTCGCATGGGCGGCGGTGGAAATAGCCAGTTGGTAGGGAGAGGGAAATGAAAGCGGAACTCGTACAGATGATGCCTTCGCCGCTCGCCCTGACGCCGATGGACATGGTGGCACGCGCCGTCGAGTCCGGCGCCTCGATGGAGATCGTAGAGCGGCTGATGGCGGCGCAGGAGCGCTGGGAGGCCAACCAAGCGCGCAAAGCCTTCGATGAGGCGATGGCGGCGGCGAAGGCGGAAATCCCGACGATTACGAAGAACCGACATGTCGGGTTTGACAGCCGCAAGCCAGGAGCCTCGCGCACGGACTACCGGCACGAGGACATGGCCGAGATCGCGCGCACGATTGATCCGATCCTCGGCCGCCACGGCTTGTCCTATCGGTTCCGCACGTCGTCGGAGCCGAACGAGCCTATCACCGTCACCTGCATTGTCGCGCATCGCCTCGGCCATTCCGAGGAAAACACGCTCCGCGCCGGCCGCGACGAGAGCGGCAACAAGAACGCCATCCAGGCAATCGGGTCCACGATCACCTATCTGCAACGCTACACGCTCAAGGCCGCATTCGGCCTTGCCGCCGCGCACGACGATGACGGCGCTGCGGGTTCTGCCGGCGGCGCGCTGACCGAGCAACAGGCCAAGACCATCCAACAACTCATTGTCGAGAGCGGGGCAAATATCGACGTGTTCCTAAAATGGGCTGACGCGGAAAGCGTCGCCGATATGTCTGCCTCGAAATACGCCGAGGCCATGAAGTTTCTCGAACGGAAGAAAGCAGCGAAGGCTGCGGGGGCACAGAAATGATCGAGGTCGAGCAAGGTTCTGAGGAATGGCTGCGTCTGCGGCTCGGGAAGGCGACGGCCTCCCGCATCCCCGATGTGATCGCCCGGACGAAAACCGGATGGGGCGCGTCCCGCGCCAACTACTGCGCCGAGCTGGTGACGGAGCGGCTGACCGGCGTACCGGCGCAGCAATACACCAACGCCGCGATGCAATGGGGAACCGACACCGAGCCGCAGGCGCGTCTCACCTACTCGCTGTGGACCGACAACGAGGTGCAGCCCATAGGCTTCGCGCCTCATCCCGTCATCGCCATGTCCGGTGCGAGCCCGGACGGAGCCATCGGCGACGACGGCCTGCTCGAAATTAAGTGCCCGAACACGGCCACCCACATCGCCACCTTGCTCGGCGAGGAAGGCGTGCCCGCGAAGTACGTCACGCAGATGATGTGGCAGATGGCCTGCACGGGGCGGCAATGGTGTGACTTCGTGTCGTTCGATCCGAGGTTGCCGGACGAGCTGCGCCTATTCGTGCGGCGGGTGCCGCGCGACCACGCCATGATCCGCCAGCTCGAAAAGGACGTGATCGAGTTTCTGGCCGAGGTAGACGAGAAGCACAAGCGGCTCCTCGCGCTGATGGACAAGGCGAAGGCGGCATGAGCGCGCCCATCTTCTACACTTGGAACGGCGAGGCATTCGTGCCGCTGCCGCATTTTGCCAAGCGGTGCGATGCCGAACTCGTCGTCGGCGAGCGCTACCGGCTCGAGCCGGTAGCCGAGCGCTCGCAGGCGAGCCACGCCCATTTTTTCGCCGAGCTTAACGACTGCTGGCAGCATCTGCCGGAGCATCTGATGGCGCA